TCTACCTTGTCAACATTGACAACGTCATCAACCAGGGCCCTTTTGATACGAAGCTTGACCCAATATATCAATCAAACTTATGCCAAGAGATACTTTTACCCACGAAGCCTTTTCAAAGAATTGAAGACCCTGAGGGGCGCATTGCTCTTTGCACACTTGGATCGATAAACTGGGGTGCGTTCCGTAACCCACAAGAAATGCGTAAGTGCTGTCGTGTGCTGGTACGTAGTCTAAGTAACTTGTTGAACTATCAAGACTTCTTGAGTATCCAGAGCAAATTGGCCAATCAAGATTTTGAACCGCTTGGCGTTGGCATTACAAATCTAGCCTACTGGCATGCACGTAAGAGTTTCAAGTATGGAACACCCGAAGCATTAGCCGAAGTCAAACGTTGGATGGAACACCAAGCATACTACCTTACTGAAACCAGTGTCGAGCTTGCCCAAGAAAGAGGCCCATGCGGACGTAGTCAGTACACTTACTACGGTAAGGGAGTATTTCCTTGGGAACGTAGAGCTTCTGGTGTAAATGAATTAACAGATTTTACCCCAAGCCTAGATTGGGAACCGCTTCGTGCTCGTATGAAACAGTACGGAATCCGTAATGCTACACTAATGGCAGTCGCCCCAGTAGAGTCCAGCTCGGTTGTGTTAAACTCCACCAACGGAATTGAAATGCCGATGGAAATGATTTCTGTTAAGGAATCAAAGGCTGGATCGTTTGTACAGGTAGTACCAGAGTACAAACGCTTGAAGAATCGTTATCAACTGATGTGGGAACAGACCGACTGTGTTGATTACTTAAAGACATCGGCTGTGTTGGCCGCTTACATTGATCAAAGTTTAAGCACAAACACTTTCTACAATCCAGCTTTCTTCGAAGGTGGAAAAGTTCCCGGCACATTAATTGCTAAAAATCTAATGCTGGCATACAAATGGGGAATCAAATCTATCTATTACAGTTTGATCAATAAAGTTGGTGCCAAGGTAAGTGTAACAAATACAAATTCAATTCCTAGTATTTCATCTATCAACGCCGCAGACAATGTTGTACTATATACAGAATTAGATGATGACTGCGAGGCATGTAAACTATAATGTTAGAAACTATTTGCGATATACTAGTCGACGCATACAAGCGTAATTGGATTACCAGTCGTGATGGTAACGTAAGCATACGTCACCACGACCGTGATCATTTTTACATCACACCTAGCGGTGTACGTAAACAGACACTACAGCCAGATCAATTTAAGAAGATTAAACTAGTCAGACAGATTAATCCAGCACCACCGTTTTTAACAAAATCGTGGGAAGAAGAGTTTTATACGGATATCAGTGCTAACTTGAAACCTAGTGGGGAGATTCCTTTACACTTTGGTCTACAAAAAGAAATGGGACAACATAGCGGAGAAGTTCGTGTAGTTGTCCATGTACATCCTACATATTGTATTGCCGCTATGCATGCCGGTATTGATCTTGGTACCATTAGTGACGCATTTCCAGAACTCAATCGTTACACAAAGGTTGCACCCAATGTGGGAGATGTTGCCCCAATTAGTCAAGAACTTGCCGATCAGTGCCACAAGAATTTACAGTTAGACGAGCAAGGAAACATTGCTTACGATATTGTGGGTATTAAGGGCCACGGTGTAGTTGCTATCGATACAAGTCCGTGGCGAGCATTTGAACACATAGAACGATTAGAACATATTTGCAAGATAGTACTTGCATCAGGAGAATATTAAAATGAGTAAAGCACAATACAATTTAACAAAACAAACAAACTATCTTAAACGCACAATGTTCTTGGATCCAGCAGGTCCAGTTACAGTACAACGATTTGAGGAAGTTAAGTATCCTAAAATTGCCAAGTTTGAAGAACTAGCACGTGGTTTCTTTTGGGTTCCGGAAGAGATTAGTCTTACCAAAGACAAAATGGATCATAAAGAATCTACTGATGCAATTAAACATATCTTTACTAGTAACCTACTAAGACAGACAGCATTAGATAGCATTCAAGGTCGTGCTCCTAGTCAAGTGTTCCAACCTGTTATCAGCTTGCCAGAATTAGAAGCATTGGTCAGTAACTGGAGTTTCTTTGAAACAAACATACATTCAAAGAGCTATAGTCATATCATAAGGAATGTATATGGAGTACCCAAAGAAGAATTTAATAAAATTCATGACACTGCTGAAATTGTTAACATGGCGGCCAATATTGGTCGTTACTATGAAGATCTACATGTTCTTAATTGTCGTAAGGAACTTGGTGAAGAAGTTTCTCTACACGATCACAAGAAAGCGATTTGGCTGGCATTACACGCGAGCTATGCATTGGAAGCATTCCGCTTCATGGTTTCATTTGCCACCTCACTAGCCATGGTTGAAAATCGTATCTATATCGGTAATGGTAATATTATCAGTTTGATCTTGCAAGATGAATTGCTACACGCAGAATGGACTGCTTGGATCATTAACAATGTGGTCAAGGACGATCCTGATTTTGCAGGATTGGTTGACGAATGCCGAGAAGAAGTATATGCTATGTATATGGAAGTTATTCGTGAAGAAAAAGACTGGGCTGATTATTTGTTTAGCAAGGGCGTGGTGATCGGACTTAATGCCGCTATCCTTAAAGACTTTGTTGATTATACAGCATTTATTCGTCTTAAAGAAATTGGCATCAAGTATGCAGGAGAGCATCCTCGTTCAAGTCCAATTCCGTGGTTTAATAAGCATGTGAATATTAATAAAAAACAAACCGCGTTACAAGAAAGCGAGAGCACGAACTATGTCATTGGTGTTATGAGTGACCAAGTCAACTATGCTGAACTTCCGGATCTATAAGGAAAAATATGAAAGCTATTGTATGGAGTAAGTATCACTGCCCCTATTGCGATCAAGCAAAGGCATTACTGACACAACGTGGTATCCAGTTCGAAGAAAAGAAAATTGGCGACGGATACACACGAGAAGAATTATTAGAAGCTGTTCCTACCGCACGATCAGTCCCACAAATTTTTATTGACGGCGAGTTAGTTGGTGGTTTCACTGAACTAAAGGCTCGCCTAAATGGATAATAAATTTGACGAACTCAGAGAAGCCTTAGAAAAAGTCGACACTGAGAAGTTTGCTGAACAAACAGAAGATGCCAAAGTGGATACCACCACGGTTACTATTGACACCAGTAGCATGCTCAATTACGGAATAGGTAGCAGTGGATCAGTTTGGTGTAGTACTGTATCAAATTATGCCAATATTAGTATCGGTGCTGCCGGAAGCTATACTGGACAGTTTTTAACTTCAGGACTTATTAATGGATCTTCTTGGTCGAGCGTAACTACTAATCCTAGTCTAGATGTCAGCGGCGATGCAAATTTTGAAGGCGACATTAAATGGAAAGGGCGCAGTCTTGGCAATCTATTACAATCAATAGAAGATAGACTAGCTATACTAGCCGACCCAGATCCTGTTAAGCTAGAAAAATTTGCCGCGTTGAAAAAAGCCTATGACCATTACAAGTTAATGGAAAAGTTGATTGGCAAAGAATAATGTCAAACTCTGCAAAGGGCAGATATAGTTACGATTCTACATCTACTAGCCTTACAATAAATTTTTTCAATAGGAATGTATCTGAATATCCTACAGAAGCAGGTGATGTAAAGTTTGATCTAGTTCCTGTTACCAAACAAAAAGATCTCATGATCAATCATGCTAGGATGTATGCACAGCAAGAATACGATCGTATCGTGGAATTGGTCAAGGTATTAGAAAAACAAGCACAGCAGATTAAACGTAGATTAGAAATTACTGATGCTGTCCATGCGGCAGTCTATCAGTTCCAACCAGTAATGGGAAATCCTTATTGGTTAGTCTGGGATAAACGTAAGCAATATACATTGCTAACGCAAAATGGGCCAAACGACTGGTCCAGTAGTGCTCCAGAAGACTACGAATATATATCAAGAATCAAATATATGGGTGACCATACATGGTTAGAAATTAACGAACAAGGAGATATTATATGTTAATAGATAAAGGAATTTCAACAGGTGATGTTGTAAGTATTAAATTAATCAACGGCGATGAACTCATTGCTAGATTAGAATCAGATGATCACAATGGTATCACTATCGATCGTCCACTAGCGTTGACTATGAGCAATGGCGGACTAGGAATGATTCCGTGGGTATTTTTAGGCGGAAAAAGTGTTATGACATTGAAACGTGAACACATTTTTGTTATCGTACCAAGCAAGAAAGATGCCGCAGATCAATACATGCAAGGCACCACAGGAATTGCGTTGGCCTAATTTTGAGCCGATAAATACTTCTAATAAACAAGGAGTATTTTTATGGGAATTCCAACACCGGGTGTACTAGCTGGTTATACCAA